CTCGATTTGGTATGCTATCTGTCGACAAAATAGCCGAAATAGATGAATGATTGATATTTGATGGATTAATCCTCCACCGCAGCGGCGGCCGCTGCGTATGAGCGCCTATAAAGAGGGACTTAGGGATTTGTGGACAACACTATGGTTTTTATGGCCTGTTGTTTTGATGTTTTATTACTGCAACCAGGTAGTAGTAGAGGTCCACCGATTGTTCTGTGCTGAAGCATAGTGCCCAATCTTCGAAGGTCTTCTCCAAACATGTTGCAGGATCGAGATAATCACTTTCCCAAAGGTTTGCGATTTCCGCATACACATCTTCCGGATCGTTTCCCAGTGCGTCAACGACCTCGGTGGGGTATTCGTTTATCAGTTCATTTTGGAAGTCGCAGAACTCGCTTCCCGGATTGAGGAGCAGAAATTCAAATGCTGCCGCTTTTAGATCCTCCATCGAAGTATCTTCTTCGTCGAGGAAATAATCATCGTTTTCCATGTAATCAAAACCATCTTCTTCCATATCTTTTGTTTTGAATGCCACTAGGAAATAAATAAAAGCCCGTGTAGGCATTTTCTCACCTCTTGTGGTGTAGTTGTTCATCTGAAAATTTTTAAGCCGTTAGAGAGGCTTACATCAATTCTTCATCCTTGTGCTTTATACGTTGATAGCTTTCCCAACTAATACCAAGCTTTATGTTGGCATCTTTAAAAACAGGATCCTTGTGCCATCTGTATGCAGTTATTGCAACTCTCCAAAGTCCGTTAAGTATCATAAAAACCCACAGCAAGAATGCCATACCTAACACGTTTGTCCATGATGGCTTGTTTACTATTGACACGAGATGAAGTAGATACATTAATCCGCCGAATAGAATTGCAATGATAATGCTTAAAACGGCGAAAATTATCAAAGAAACCATGAAATGTAGTAGGTATTTCATTTCTTCTCGAGTAACGATATTAATCTGTCAATCTGTTCTTGCGCTTTCTGCACCATCATGCGTTGTGCGCTAATCTCGTCAATAGCCTTCAGAAGGGCTGCGTCGTAGTTGTTGACTGTGACGTTGCCGGTCTGAGTGAAGTTCTCTCCTCCATGCGTGTTCTGAGTGTACGTTGGACGTAACATCTCTCCCTCTCCTGTCATAAGCCAATCGGTGGAAATGAATGGAAAAGCCTTTGCAATATTGCCAAACATATTGTTTGGAATTGAAAGCTTGTCATTCATGATTTGTGAGACAGTTGATTTGTCGGAACTGATTCTTTCAGTAAAATCCTGCTGATTGCGAACATATCTCTGTTCTTTCAAGTATGCAATCATCTCTTTAAATCGCTTATTATCAATCATATACAAAATATAGATTTTAAATTAACAATAATTAACCCGATATTTCTAAACGTATTGTTTGTTAATACAAACATTCTGTTTATATTTGCAACGTGATTTCAATGTCGTAGCGACGCAACTCGCTAAGGCTAAGGCACAAAGTTAATAAAAAATTACTGATTTAAACAAGTATGATGAAAGAAAATGACTACCTCGTAAAAAAAGTTTCAATAACTGAAACTTTGAAACGGATTCCTGTTGGGACGCCGGTGCTTTTCGATTGTCGAGAAGCAGGTCCAATGGGGTCAGCGAAATCAGCTATTTGCAGGCTCAACTCTGCTGCTGGCAAGGACGTCTACACCATCACGAGTGAAGACAATGGAGCTACGTATAAAATTTTACGAAAAGAATAACCACTAAAAAGTATCAATCATGAAAAAAGCAACAATCATCATCACAATCGCAATGGCCATGTTGATGGCCGGATGTAAGTCAAACAAATTCGCTGTTGTCTCTGACAATGAACGTAGTGAAATCTCTTGGAATGCGTTCTGTGACGCTAACGGATATGACCGCAACAATAACAGCACCGTCGATGAATACCTTGACGCCTGGTGCGGTTCCGTAGCCGAGGAAGAAGCATTAATCAAAGCTGGTGTTGAACCTTTCTAAAAACAGTTATTATGAAAAAGTTTGTATCTATTATCAGAATCGCCATTCTGTTCGTTGTGTTCACGTTCGCCATTGTACTCATCCTCGGAGAGGAAACCGGTAATGGCATGTTTGGATTCTTCCAGATAATCATCGACAAGGCTTTGGGCCTGGCTGCCTTCTGGCTCTTCGTAAAGCTCTACAAGCATTGGCACAATATTGACCCTTGGTTGATGGCATACGAGAAGTTTTGCAGTGAGATTAAGGATGCCCACAGTCAATTGAATGTCGAGGATTAAGCTATGCTGAAAGAGACTCATATACAATTCTCTGACAAGCTCGTTAGCTATGATACATTCATGAATGATCTGTCGGCAAGAATCGCCAAGATGATGAAGAGTGATGCGGCGGATCCTGAATATGTAACACAGCGCGCGGCATACTCAATCTTTGGAAGGAAGAACATAGAACGTTGGAAACGCATAGGAAAAATAAAGCCTAGCAAAGGACCCGGCAAATATGCTTACAACATGGCTGAGTTGAGGCTTCTACAACGTACAGAACAAGATTACTTAAATAAATGATTAACCATGAATTACGCAATATATAAAACCGATGACGGGAAGCATGAACGAGTGATACATCGCTTCACTCAGGAGAGTTGCAAGCACCAGGCGAAACGTGCTGCCATGTTGAAACTTCAACAGATGTGGATGCGTATTGCGAGCCATCCGGACATCTTCCGCAATGCAACAGGATCTGAAACGGAGTTCTCGTATGACCATTACACACTCCCGGAGAAGTCGGATAGAATAAGATTCTTTATCGCAAAGTTATGACGGTCCAGCCCTTTGGTGTAATGGTAGCACACAAGATTTTGGGTCTTGCGGCGCAGGTTCGACTCCTGCAAGGGTTACAAGTGGCGGAGATGCTACATGATTGATACCTGGAGGCTGCATTGTCAGCCAATGAGGTGCAGCCTCCTTTTTCAGTCATGAATCTCCCAGATGTTTAACCAAATAAATTATATCAATCATGAGCAATCTTTTGTTGAAGGTTGAAGAAATCAACCAACTTAATCCGCTCGATATCGTTGAGCATCCAGTTGTGCGTGAAAGATTCACGCAGGTGTATGAAACCTTGTGGGGTAATGGAGAGGCTGCTTACCAACGTGAAAGTATCCACTTCAACAACATCCTTCGCGAAAAGGAAAATGGCAAGCTTCAGAAAGCTACGCCGTTCTCCATCTTCACTTCATTCATTGACCTGGCTGTCTGTGGACTGTCGCTCGAACCCGGTACACGTGCACTGGCTTATCTCATGGGCCGCAACATCAACACCGGAACGAGAGAAAACCCGCGTTGGGAAGGTCGTTGTGTGCTTACAGTATCAGCCTATGGCGAATTGGTAATGCGTAGTCGTGCCGGTCAGATCCGCCATGCAGACAACCCGATTCTGGTCTATGACAATGATGAGTTCTCATTCCGTGATGTGGATGGTCACAAGACGGTGTCTTACACCTGTAACCTTCCGCACGTGGGACACTCGATTGTTGCATGTTACCTCCGTATCACTCGTGCCGATGGTACAATTGACTATTCTGTGATGTATCCCGAAGATTGGTGCCGTCTTGCCGGCTATTCTCAGAAGAATAACAAGGGTAGAGCCAACGAGCTTTACGGCATGGACGAACACGGCATTGTGCACATTGATCCTGGATTCCTGATGGCCAAGTGTATCAAACATGCCTTCAAGAGTTATCCGAAAGTACGTATCGGTCGCGGCACCGAACTCCAGTCACAACAGGAGGATGAGCCTCAACTGTCAGACGATGAGATTTACGGCGTTGATATGGAAACCGGAGAATTGCACCAGGCGCCTCAGCCGTTCGGCAACAATGAACCTCCACAGGGTGTAAAAGTTGATGCGAATGAGGACGAAGGTTTCTAAGAAAAAGCCGTGCAGTGGATGTCCGCTCGCGCGTAACACCATCAACGGACTCTACTGCACACGTCTAGGTATCATGACAGAATATTCTAATACAAAACCGTGTAACCCTTAAACAAAATCAATCATGGCAGATAATCTCCAAGCTTTAACCATTTTTGAGCCGAAGAACGTGCAGACACTTGCCGAACTCGGCCCACAGTCCTACAAGGACAACCAATTGAGCCACAACCGTTGCCTCGAGGCCGGTAAACAGCTCCTTGAACGCGTACAACGTGAAGGCATGTCTGATACACTTGATATGGACATTGCCAAATTCATTGAGAAGTCTAAAGTGACGCTCAAAAAGATGAATAGCCGGCGCACACCTGTAACACAACTGTTCGACCAGATTCGTAAGGCCTACACCTCCATGGAGAACGACGTGGATCCTGCGAAAGCTTCTACCATTCCTTGTCAGCTCCAGGATATTCGTAATGAATATGCCAGGAAGAAACATGAAGAGGAGGAACTTCGTCGACGTGAAGAGGCTGCACGCATGGCAAGAGAGGCGGCGAAGGTGCGTTACCGTACTGACGTTGAAGAAGACTATGCGGTTCAGTTCAATTCCGTTGTCAACAAGAGCATCAATGACCTCACCGACATGGATAAGCAAATCACGCTCGACAACTACGAAATTATCTATGACGGTATCAAGAATTTCAAGAGCGAACTTCCTGACGGCTGGTTCCAGTCTGTAACAAGTGGTGCTCATCGTCCTGCCGAACTTTCTCCGGAAGAATGCCGTGCTATCCAGGCCAACGTGATGGCAGGTCTCGTCAATCGCTTCAAGGAACAATTTGCCTTCGAGGTGCAAAGCACTCGTGATGATATTCTTGACCGTATGCCTTCCAAGAAGATTGAACTGCAACGAATGGTCAAAGCCTCAGCCGAGGAAGCGGCTAGAATCAAAGCAGAAATGGAAGCCAAGGAACGTGCTGAGGCTGCGCGCAAGGAACAAGAGCGCATGGAGAAGGAGAGACGGGAAGCAGAAGCGGCCAAGCTGGCTAACCAGAAACAGGAGATGGATAATCTCTTTGGAATGCAGATGACTGCGCCTGCCGACTATCAACCAAAAACACAGGTAAAGAAGAAAGTGGTTGTTCAGTCTCCTGAAGATATTATGGCTATTGTTGCCTTCTGGTGGTCACAAGAAGGATGTGGTAAGACTGTAGCAGAACTCAGTAAGGAGTTTAAGAAGCAGATTACCTACGCCAACACAGCGGCCAACAGTAAAGATAACCCTGTATTCATTTCCAATCTTCGTTATGAGGATGATGTAAAAGCAAAATAGTATGAGCCACAATCCGGATACATATTACAGCCGTACTGAGGTTAGTAACTCTGACCTCACGGCTTTAAAAGATCTCCTCCATCCGGTGCCTATGCCTCCGGGGGTCAGGGAGAGGGCGTTCCGCTTTGGATCGCTCGTCGATGCCATCATCACGGAACCGGATAGAGTGAATTATTATCAGCTTACTGTGGACGATGAGCAATACACCGACGATGAGTTTCGACATGCAAAGGAGATGTACCGCTCCCTGCGCATGACTGCAAGACATGATTCATTTCTCGCAAAGGTGTTGGACGAAGCGGAGACTCAATGGTTCATGGTCAACCAAGCACAACGATTTGAGTATGGTAGTTTTCCATTCACACTCGATACCCGGTGCAAATGGGACTGGTGGTTGCCTAAGTTCAACTTTGGCGGGGACCTCAAAACCTGTGCTGCGACCACTCAAAGAGAATTTGATGATGCCATTGATTTCTTTGATTGGGACCGCTCGCGCGCCTGGTACATGGATGTCGCACATTCCGATTGCGATTTCATCTATGCTATCAGCAAAAAGAATTGCAACGTGTTCACCACTCGCATTCGCCGTGATGACCCGGTGTATCTCCGTGGACGTGATAAGTATCTAGAGTTAGCATTTCAATATTGGTGTCTGGTATGAAAGAATTGAAACATAATCTTAGAGTGGAGCCTTACGAATATCAGAAGGAAGGTATCTTGTTCGGACTTGACCGGCGCCGCATATTGATTGGCGATGAACCCGGTCTTGGTAAGACGTTACAGTCCATCGGTATCGTTGACACAGCAGGTGCTTATCCATGCCTTGTGATTTGTCCTTCTTCACTCAAGATTAATTGGCAGCGTGAGTTTGAGAAATTCACCAGCCGCAAAGCACTCGTTCTGGACAATGCCACACGTACTTCATGGCCCTATCTGCTTGGCATGGGCATGTTCAATGTGGCGATTGTCAACTATGAGAGCCTTAAGAAGTTCTTCGTCTGGGACATCAAGGGTGGTAAGACCTTCATGCTGAAGGATGTTGTGTTCAATCGGGATATAAACATCTTCAAGTCTGTAATCATGGACGAGTCTCACCGGCTTAAGGATCCTACGGCGCAACAAACCATGTTCACACGTGGTATCGTTGAGGGAAAGGAATGGAGAATACTGCTCTCCGGAACACCGGTTGTCAATCATGCACAAGACCTCGTGGCACAGTTGGCCATCATGGGGCGTTTGGTTTCTGACTTCGGTGGCCGTGGTAAGTTCATTGCTGAGTATGGCGACAACGAGAACCTTTCCGAACTGTCCGACAAGTTGTATTCCTCGTGCATGATACGTCGCGAAAAGTCGAAGGTGCTTACCCAGCTCCCGGACAAACAGCGTACCGACCTCCATGTGGAAATATCCAACCGTGAAGAGTATGACGCCGCTGCCACTGACCTCGCTGCTTATCTGCGTGAATACATCGGTTGCACTGACCGTGAGATTCGTCGCAAGATGCGTATGAAAGCGCTCGTGGAGTTTATGACGCTTCGCTCACTGGCCTCTAAGGGGAAAGTGAAACAGGCTACGGACTTCATACGCAACTTCCTGGCGAATGGTAAACCGTTGATTGTGTTCTGCTCTCTGAAGGAGATTGTCAAGGAGTTGCAGAAACAGTTCCCGGATGCCGTCCGTGTGACAGGCGATGACAGCATGCAAGAGAAACAGGCCTCTGTTGATGCATTTCAGTCCGGACAGGCACAATTGATCATCTGCTCCATCAAAGCTGCCGGTGTGGGACTGACACTCACCGCATCATCCAACGTGGCTTTTGTGGAGTTCCCTTGGACCTATGCCGACTGCTGTCAGTGCGAGGATCGTGCTCACCGCATTGGGCAAAAGGATAATGTGAATTGCTATTATCTTATCGGTCGTAACACCATAGACCCGGTGTTATACCGCATCATCCATAAGAAGCGAAGCATCGCCAATCAGATTATGGCTTCTGAGGATGATATTCCTACCGATGAGATGTATTTTGATGAACTTGTAAACAACTTCCTCAACGATGATGGTATATGAAGTCAATTGCAAACTCAGATTACTCTCTGCTGATAGAAAAGTTACCTATTCTGCTCCAACGAGCAAAAGGAAATATCCAGCAGGACGATCTAAAAGCTATCAACGCCCATCGGCGTCTGACGCTATTATTAAAACGGCTAATAAAGCAACAACTAAAAAATAAAGAAAATGACAAAGAAAGAAATTGCAGCTGCTCTATGTGAGCGTATTCCGGAACTCCAGAAAGCTGTTGCCCTCCGCACGGTTGAGGGCGTGACTGAGATTATCGCCGGCGCTTTGGCGAATGGCGAGAGTGTACACTTCCGTGGCTTCGGTGCCTTGGAACCAAAGATGGTAAAGGAGAAGAAGGCTCGTAACATCAACACAGGCGATGTGATTACCGTCCCTGCTACTCGTACAGTGAGATTCCGTATTTACACACAACTTAAAAATCGTATCAACAATGGAACAGTGGATTGAAGTGAAAGTACGTTCTGAGAAAATGACGGAAACAGGAAAAACAGTGAAAGTAACAGAACCTTATCTCGTGGATGCACTCTCTTGCACCGAGGCCGAGGCTCGTGTTATCGAAGAGGTGTCACCGTTAATCAGCGGTGAGTTCAACGTTCTCAACGTCGGCAAGACAAAAATCTCCGAGATCTTCTGGAATGAGAGTGCCGATAAGTTCTACAAGGTAAAAGTAAACTTCCTCACCATTGATGAGAAGAGCGGCGCCGATAAGCGTTCAGCGTCTTACATCCTGGTGCAGGCATCTACCTTCGACGACGCGGTTGCTGCGTTCCATAAAGGAATGAAAGGTACCATGGCCGACTATGAGATTGAGTCGATTGCCGAGACTAAGATTATTGATGTGTACAAATACAAAGCAGGAGATTCAAATGACAATTGACGAATATAAGGCAATGCTCGCTGCACCTGTCAAGAAGAGCAAGTATGGTGCGGTAAAGTCCGGCGGTTACGACTCAAAGAAGGAACACAGTCGCGCCATTGCACTGAAGCAGATGCAGCGGGCCGGTCTTATATCCAATCTTCGTGAACAAGTGAAGTATGTGCTCATTCCTACCCAACGAGATGACCAAGGGAATCTCCTGGAGAAGGAATGCTCCTATCGAGCTGATTTCGTCTATGACAAGGACGGCAAAACAATTATCGAAGATACCAAAGGAATGCGAACTCCGGAATATATCATCAAACGAAAGTTGATGCTACACGTACACGGAATTATTATCAATGAGATTTAAACAATACCAATTACACATCATGGCACGAATTGCTAAGTCGGGGCTTGAATATTTCCCCTTCGACATAGATTCCTTTCAAGATATTCGCATACGCAAACTAATCAAGCGTCAAAGTGGCAAGGCTGTCACGGTATATGCTCTCCTGCTCTGTATGATCTACAAAGATGGGTACTACATGCAGTGGGATGAAGAGTTGCCTTTCATCTGCTCGGAACTTTCGGGCTTTGACGAGGCGTATATATCGGAAGTCATTAATACCTGCTTGGCGTTGGGGTTGTTTCACAAAGAATTGTTCGAGACAGAACACGTGCTAACCTCTAAAGGCATACAGACTCGCTACTGTAACATTCAACGCATGAACAAGCGCATGAGCCGTATTGATCGATACTCTCTGATAACAACCGAACGAAAAACTTCTGCTCCTGAACAAAAGGAGCCTCAACCTCAAGCTCAACCCATAGTAACGCCTAAACCGGAGTTGCCTCGTGTTGAGGTTGCGGCAAGCAACAACAACCAAAAGTGGCTCGAAGAGTTCTTTGGTGACGGGAAAAAAGAAAACCTCATGTTGCTATGTAAGAACTTTGGCTTGGGACCGGATGACATTCAACAGCTACACACGTTGGCTGATGCTGTTATCTCTGAATGGGAGCTGTCTAACACTCTGCACCAGTCATATAGTGATTGGTCGCGGCATCTTATCTCTACCATGAGAATCAAGAATCGCGATGCAAAGATCTCGGTTACATCAAAAAATAATTCTAACAACCAACAACCAACATCCTCCGATTACACCTTCAATGGTGGCTTTGGTGGAATGGATGTCTAATACTTATCAATCATGAACTATCCGCAGTGTTTATTAAACGAACTTGCAAAGTATGGTCAGAAGCCTTCGGGTAACATCGAATGGGATAAAGCCATGCTTGATACCATTAAAATCAGACGTTCTGACGAGGCGCTGTATGGCGTCATGGATATTGCCAGGTACATACAGAAGGCTGACCAGGATATGCGTAATGCTCAAAAAGCATATCCGGACCTTACGGATCCGGCCGTGTACGAACTACACGCGCGCCTGTTTCTTTACATTGCCAACAATATCGTCCTGGAGTCTCAACATAGAGAATTTATCATCGACGATAACAACAGGAAGGTGGTGCAATTCTTGTTGTACTACTTCAATAACTGTCGACTTGCGGAAACGGTTTTCCCGGATCGTGGTTACAAGCTGCACAAGAACATTTTGCTGAAGGGCAAACTGGGCGTGGGCAAAACGATGTTGATGCAGTGTTTCTCTGAATACTTGCGCCGCATTAATTCGCCTCGATTCTTCCACAACCTGTCTGTGGTGCAGATGGTCAACTACTACACCATCCACAACAACCTGGACCGGTATACTTTCTATGAGGAGGAGAGTAGGGGGTTCATGCCGAAACCGGAGAATGTGTGCCTCAACGATGTGGGCATCAATGATGACAAGGTTTTCTTCGGCATGAAGACGTCAGTGCTTACTGATGAGTTCTTACTCGCGCGCAATGATATTTGGGCAGGATGGGGCAAGTTCGCACACATTACGACCAATCTTGATGAGGCGGCGCTGATAGCTCGCTTCACTAAAGGTGATTCTTATGGCCGTCTTGTGGATCGTTTCAAAACATATAACGTAATTGAGTTAACCGGTAATAGTCGTAGATAATTATGGAAACAAGAAAAATCTCCTCTAAAATGAGGAATACTGCCAACGATGTTCACAATAAGGCATATTGGCGAATGAATAATATTACAGCGAAGGATGTTGTCAAGCTTGACGTGATGAAAAAGGTAC